GTTGGGCCTTTCGCTGGTTGGGGGCATGGCTGGTTAAATGGCGACGCGGACCCACCCCCGGGGGTCCGCGTCGCCGGTCTTGCGGGGCCTATGCCCTGGTGTATTCCAGCGCCGTGGACGTTCCCACGGCGTTGGTGACCACCACGTCCACCGGGCCCGCAGAGCCCGCCGGCATGGTGGCCACGATGGTTTCCGAATCCACCACGGCGTAATCCGAGGCCGGGGTCCCGTCAAAGGTCACCGCGGTGGCCCCGCTGAACCGGGAACCCTTGATGGTGACCAGCTGGCCGGTTGCGGCGGGGTCAGGCTGGCCGGTCACGGTGGACACCGCGGGAACGCCGGCGGTCAAGACCTGGCCGTCATCGAGGTAAATGTAGACGTTCACCCCGTTGGCGTCCGGGTAAGTTGCCATGGTCACGGGCCAGGTAATGGCCCCGGACTTGACGAAAGCAACCTCGCCGGTTTCGGACACCTGGCCGTCCGGGACCACGATAAGGACCCGGGCCTCGCCGTCTTTGATTTTGAAAATCCACGGTTTCCGCGGCATTTCCGTGGACCGCAGCAAAGCGGTAATCCGCTTGCCCTCGGTGGACGTGGCATCCACCACCGTGACGTTGTCATCCCCCAAGTAGTTTTTGAGGGACTGTTCGTTGGTTTCCAGGTGGGCCCATGCAAGCTTGGCCGCAAATTCGGTCAGCAATTCCCGGACCACGGACCCGGACCAATCGCGGACCTGTTCCGTGGAACGTTCCGGGGTCAGGGTCAGCCCGTCTTCCGAGATATAGCCCGAATCTTCGAACGCCGGGTCTATGGCGTCATCCAGGCCGGTGGGGAGGGTAGTCCCCCGCGGCGCGGACAGAATGGGCCCGGTGGTCAGTTGGTCCGGCGCGCCGGTAAGAACATTGGAAGCAATGACAGACATTTGGTTTGCCCCTTTCAGGCAGTGGAAAAACTATGCCCGGACGATTTGTCCGCGCATGGACACCGCGAAAGTTGCGGAGTATCGGGCCCGGGACGTGACCGGGTCCGAGTCTTTGTACGGCAGGGAAAGGGCGCGGACGTCATTACAGACCGTTTGCCCCATGTAGCCCAGGCGTTCCGCGGCCAGGACCAGGCCGGCGCAACGCCGGGCTATGTCCGATGCCCGGACGTCATCCCCCGGGCCCGCGCCCCAGGCGGTCAGGGTCAATTGGATATTGGCCACCAGGACGTCCCGTTGGTTCCCGCCGGTAAGACGTACCGTGACCGCTTCCGCCGGCGGTTCATAGTCCGGGGACGCGGCGTCCATGGCCCCCAGGACGGCCACCTGTTCGAACCCTGGTTGCTGGCCCAAGAGGTTGCGTAGGTAAAGAATCAGGACGGTTTCGCCGTCTGCCGGTTCCACGATTTCAACCACGGCCCGCCCCAATCGCCCGGGTTAGGACTTTGTCCGTGGCTTCCCGCCGGGCGGCGTCCCACGATTCCGTGGCCACGGTGGCCCGGGCGCGGTTGGACCCCACGGACGTTTCCACCCCGAACCCCTCGCCCGCGCTGGTGGCCATGGACCGGGCCCGCCGGGCGACGTCCGCCAGGGCCGCTTGGGACCGTAATATCTTGCGGAAGCCGCCAGTTTTGAAAACCAGCTTTGTGACCTTGCCGCCAACGTTCATGGGTCAGCCTTTCCAATCAATCAGCAGGACCAAGACGTGGTCCAAAGCGCCGGTGGGCGAACGGTGCCGGGCCGGTTCCCCGTCCACGGCGTACCGCCGGCCCTGCCATTCCACGGCGTCCGTGGCCTCAACGTCCGTACCGCCAGGGGCGAACCAGGACCACCGGACGGCCACCGCGCCCACCCGGTTATCCAGGACCTCTTGGGACGCCCCAGGTTGCAGCAGGGACCCGGGGACGGGCCTACGGGTTGCCGTGTCCCCGTAGTCCGCCCGGCGGGTCCCGCGGGCGTCCGTGGTCCAGGTGGGCCGGATAATAACCGGGGTGTCATTGGCAAAGGATGGAAGCATCCGGACCCCTAGATTTTGTAAGTGGCCAGGACGTCAAGGTCCCGTTGCAGCAGCGAAAGCCCGCCGGACACCCCGGGGGCCGTGGTGGCCCAAGCAATAGAAACCGTTCCTGCCTGTTCCCTGGTTGCCCCCATCGGGGACGCCAGGGCGTTGGCGGTTACCTGCTTGACGATTTGGGCCACGTCCGGGACGTCCGCCAGGTCATAGCCGTGGCGGACCCGGACGGACACCGCGCCAAACCGGTTGGACCAGGCGTTGGCGTCCCGGAGGGACACCATGCCATGGCGGGAAAAGTCCACCCGGGCGACGTCCACCGCGTCCCCCGCGTTACTTGCGGACAGGACCTCCAGCAGCCGCCCGGTAGGCAACAGCAGCAGGGACCCGCCCGGGCCGTCCCCGGTCAGGGTTTCTTCCAGGACCGGGGCGATATGCCACCGGGCCCAACGGCGGACGCCGGCGGACGCGCCGGCCAGCAGCGGCAAGACCCGGGGGTCTTCCGCGGACACCTTGCCGTTGGTCCAGACGGAAAATTCCGCCGGGGTCACCAGGGGCGGAAGACGGAAAGCCGATTCCGCCGGCTCGATAACTTGCGTGGTCACGGCCCGTCCCCCCTGTTCCTATTCGGCTTTGGTGGCGGCGGCGCGGGATTTGTTCAGCGGCGCGGGTGCCTGTTTCGCCGGCGTCCTGCCGGCGGTGGTCTTGGCGGTGGTCTTGGGTGCCGGCCTCTTGCCGGCTTCCACCAGGTCCGCGGCGGTCAGCCCACGGGCCTTGGCGTCCGCGTCCGATAGGCGCAACGTGGTGGTGTTCCCGTTGGCCGTCACGGTGTACTTTTTGAGCCCCATGGCGGGCCCCCTTTCGGTTGGGGTGGACGCGGGGCCCCGGCCCCAGCCAGCAGGGGCCCCGCGTCCGGTCATGGGTTGACTTAGGCGCGGACGTCCACGTCAACAAAGGCCGTGGGACGGACCACGCCAAAGGCGACGCGCTCCTCGGCCAGAACCGCCACCATGTTGCGGATAAAGAAATCCGCGTGGGAATCGGTCATGGTGACCGTGGTTTCTTCGCGGTCCCAAAGAACCGCCTTGGTGAAATCGCCCAGCAGACCGCGCCCGGCGGGGATTGCTTCCGATTCCAGAACCGGGACGCCCCAAAGGGTCCGGGGACCAAGGGCGAACGGACCCGCGCCAAGGAACTGGCCCGAATTCGCACCCTCGCGGGCAAGGTCGATAATTTCCACGTCTTCCGGGTGCAGGGCAATGGCGTTAGGAACCACCCGGCCCACCGTCCGGGCCTTGGTAAGCGCCTTGCGGGTGGTCACGAAAATATCGGAATCAAACGCTTGGGACTGAATCCCGGACGTTTCAAGGATGCCCTCGAGGTTTTCGCCGGAACCGTCACCCAAAAGGATCTGGTTTTCTTCGGCTTCCGCAATGTCCGCCCGCAGTTCGTCATTAATCAGGCCCTCAAGCTGTGCAGCGTCCGCAAGGGCGCGCTTGGTGGCCGGGACCCATTCGGCAATGGTCTTGACGGTTGCGGTCTTCCGTTCGAAAGCCCAGGAACCCTCGGGCTTGACGCCGCCGGCCACCGCGGTGGCGGTGCCGCCGGTGCCGTCGCCAATGGCGGCGGTGGACGTGGCTTCCGGGACGGGGGCCGCGGCGTTCGTGTGGGCCGTCTGGACCACATATTCCACGGTGTCCGAACCGGTCCGGCGGACGCTAATAACGTCCCGGATGGTCAGGGGGCGACGCCCCAGGGCCTCGAGGATGCCGGTCTGTTCCGGGGTCACAAAGACCCCGGCGGACGTCCCGTCACCACCGGTAAACAGGCCCTTTACCGAGATTGGGTCCGTCTGGAAACGGGCCTTTTCGGGGACGCGGTTTCCGAACGGGGCCATTGCGGCCTTGAATTCCGCGGACCCTACCACCTGTAGGCCAAGGGACTTGACCCGGGTAAGCGCGGTTTCCGTCTGCTTGAGGGCGTCCACGTCCGCCACGGCGGCGTCCCCGATTTCAGCGGCAAGGCCACGGGCCTCGTCAATGATTGCGGCATCCGCCTTGGCGGTTTTCAGGGCGTCCAGACGGTCCCGGGCTTCGCCCATGGCCTTGCGGTAATCGCCCTCCTCGTCCGCGGTCATCAGGCGGTTTTCGCCGTCTGCCTTTTCCGCGATTTCCCGGGCGCGCTTTGCAGCGGCGGCGGCGGATTCCTGAAGTTTCTTAATGCGGTCCACGGTTTTGCCCTTTCCTTTGGCAAGAAAAAACCGCCCGGCGGGATGCCGTGGCGGTTAGTGGGTTTGGTTGTTCAGTTGCTTAGGCGTTGGCCGCTATTTCCGCGTCCAATGCCGCCCATGCCAGGGATAGGGCGGACGGGTTGGGGCTTGGCTCCTCGGCCTTGACGTCCGGCGGGTCAGTGACCCCCGGGACGCCCTCGGCCTTGGCTTCACCTGTACCGGTGGCCTTTTCCTGATCTTCGGTTGGGGCCGGTTCCGCCGCAGACAACACGGCGTCGATGGAATCCCGCGCCGCCCGCAACGAATCAACATGCTTGGCGGACAGGACCCGGCCCTCTTTGATACCCCCGGAAAGCGAGGCCATGGCCGTTTTGACGGCCAGGATTTCGGTTTCCTGGTTAGCCCCGATTGTCACCAGGGACACTTCGTAAATTTTGACCTCGTGCAGTTCGTAAACTTCCACGCCGTCCAACTGGCCCCAGGATGCCCGGATGACGTCATAGGCAAAGGACAGTTGGGAAATTCGCCGGCCCTTTAGGAGTTTGTAAACTTGGGCCCCCTTGGGGGACGTCAAGTCCAATTGCCCGCGGACCCGGAGCCCGCGTTCGTCTTCCTTAGCTTCGATGACGTGGCCCACGTTATAGTCCGGGTCCGCCATGTTGTGGCCGAAAAGGACCGGCAGGAAATTATCCGAACCGGCCCAATCGGCCAGGGTGTTGGCAAATGCGCCCGGCTGGACCACGTCCCCGTAACTGTCAATGTTTCCAAAGACGGAAGCGTAAGCCTCGAATTGCCCGTCTTCCAGGCCGGCTTCCGGGCCGGCCTTTAGCTGGACTGTTGCGTTTTTCACTTTCACGGTTTTGCCTCCGTTCTTTAGTCATCGGTTGCGGGGTTTATTTCCACGTTGCATTCGCAACCGGCCACCTCGTCCGGGCCCTTGGCGGGGTCCCCCGGCCACTTAAGGCCGTTGCTGAACTTGGCGTCCACGGCCACGGTTTCCCCGTCCATGCGGGCGTGGGATTTGCGGCTGTTGGACGAATTGGTCCGCCACGTCTTGGTGGCTTTGCCGCCAAGTAGTTTGTGGGCCACTTCCACCGCAACGAATGACCCCAGGGCGGCAAGGGTGGACTTGCCGGCGGCGGGGGCCCGTTGGGCTTCCGCCGTGTCAAAGACCGTTGCCGGTTCCGGGCCGTCTTCCGAATCGTCCGCCAGGGCGGTTTCCAACTGGTCCCGGGTGGTGTCATTCACCCATTCCGCCCGGGCCCCGGCAAACGCCTCAAGAAACGCCAAGGTGTTGTCCAGGTCATAGGCCGCGGGGTCAAACCCCAGGGACTTGGCCAGGTCCGCCCCCATGGCCCCGGAAAGGTCCGTGGCCGCGGCGAACAGGTCCGCGGCTAGTTCCTTATTCCACCGGGCGGCGTCCCACCAATCCCCGCCGGCCCCGATAGCGGACAGGACGGATTCGCGTTGGTGTTTGAAAAACTGTTCATAGACCGCCACCAACGCCGCCGGCCCGCCCTCTAAATCCGCTTTGAACCCCGCCGGCTTGCCGGCTTTGATAGCCCGCGCCGGGCCGGCCAGCTGGCCGGTATCCGGTGCCGAATCTTGCGGGGATGCTTGCCCGCCGGTTACCACGTTCAGGGGCACAATAAGTTCGTCCCCGTCTTCCAGCGCCGGCAAGTTGTTTAGGGCCCTGGCCTCGTTGCGGGTCATCCACGGGCCCCCCACGGATGCTTGGATTTGGGTTGCCTGTTCTTCGAAAGAACCCCGCAGCTTTTCCGCCAGGTTGAATTCCACGTAAGTGCCGGCGGAATCGTCAAAGTCCGGGAGCAACTGCAAGGCGATTTCTTCCGCAATCATGGACAGCCACGGCCCCAAGGTGTCTTGGTAGAGGTGTTTGTGCTGTTCTTTGATGTTGGAAAACGTGGCCGAATCCATGACCCCCACCATGGTGGGCGGGATGAAAAAGGCCGCGGCCACCTCTTCGCGGGTCAGTTTCCGGGCTTCCACATATTGCAGTTGTTCAGCCGTTTGGGACGCGGCAACAAATTTCATGCCGTCTTCCAATATGGGCGTCCCGCCGGCTTGGGCCCCGGTCCCGTTATATTGGGACGTCCACGAATTCCGGAACCGGTCCGCCGCGGTATCGGACCAGGCCGGCGCGCCCACCGGGCGTTCCAGGTAGCCCGAAACCCGGGCCCCGTTCCGCAAGGTGTTTTCCCGCATCCGCCCGGCTTCGTATTCTTCCGCCAGGACCCGGCGCAAAGCCTCGATGGGCGGTTGCCCGCCAAGGTCCCCGTCCGGGGAATAGCCGCGGAAGTGGACCACCTGGTCCGCCGGGAAAATCTTTTTACCCTTGGACCCCACGAATTGGAACGCTTCCGGCCACAACCAGGAATCCCCCACCGGGGTGACCCTGGCCGGCGGAAGCCGCAGCAGGTAACGCCCGCCCTTGCCGTTCATTTTCAGCCAATAGGCCCGGTCATAAATGCCGTAGTCCCGGACCAAGGCGTCCATAAGCCTAAAACGGGTGGTCCCCGGGTTGGGCCGGTTTAGCAGGTTGATTAGTCCGGAATCGGTCAGCCGTTGGCGGTCCGTATCGGAAACCCGTTTGAACTGGTGCAGACCAAGGGACGCGATATTCCGCCCCAGGAAATCAACCACGGTCCGGACCGCGCCTTGGGTCTTCCAAATCGCGGCATAGTCCGCGGTAAAGTCCGCGGCCAATTTCAGTTGGGAAGCCGGCAGGGCGGCGGGCTTGGACAGACCTTGCAAAGCCCCTTGGGAAACAACGAAAGCCACGGCCTACACCCCACCCCGGTCTAGTGTTTGGATGAAATCGACGTCACAACGTTGGACCACGGCCTCGCCGTCAATGGGTGCCGGGGCCACGCCGGCTTCCAATGCGGTGGCTTGGCGTAGGAACAGCAGGTCCCCGGCCTTGCGGACCAACAGGCCGTCCAGGCCGCGCCCGGATTTGAGATTGATAACCACCCGGCGGGCAACCAGGGTCCGCCAGGAATACGCCCAATCCATGACTAGCCGGATGCCGGCCAGCAGCGCGGCCAGCCCCAGCAGGACCGCCACCACAATTTGCAAAACCACCACGGGGGCCGTCCTTTCAAACCACCATTAGGGAACCGGATTCATAGGCCGATACCGGGACCACTTCCACCGGTTGCAGGACGTCCCACGCCGCGCCGGTTGCGGCCATAAGCGGGGCCGCGCCGTAGGGTGACGCCTTGCGGTTCCAGACCCACGCCTCGCCAAGTGGCTTGGTAACCGCGGTGCCGGCGGCAAGGTCCAAAACAGGTTGGGGCAAATGCCAAATCCGGACGGGCCGGTCATCTTCCGTCTCGGCTTCCGCGCCGTCCGGGGTCCACTGGTGGGCCTTGACGCCGTCATAGAACTTGCCGCAGCCGCCGCCCAAGTCCGGCCCGCCCCACTCCACCACCGTTAGGTGGTCGATTTTTTGCAGGTCAGCCAGCAGCCCGGACACCGGCGCGCCCCGGGACTGGACCACCACCCGCATGGGCCGGGCCGCGGACGCCCGTTCCCGGAACCAATCCACGGTCCAGGTGGACCCATACCTTGCGGCCACCACTTCCACGTGGACGTCCTGGTCCAGCCGCCGGCCAGCAGCGGCGATATAGGACCGGGTCCGGTCATGTTCGGTATCAATGCAATAAGTCACGGACGCGCCGGCGGCAATCGCGGAATCCAGGTCCACGCCGGCTTCCCAAGACCCCGGGGGGAACGGGCCCTCATTGGTCCCGTCATTCCATTGGCAAAGAACCTCGGTTCGGAAAATCCATTCCGGATCAGTCTTCCGCGCCGCGGCTATCGCCCGTTCCGTAATGGCGTAACCAAGGGACGGGTTAGCAGCGGCCCACCCGTCCCGGTCATCCAGGGAACACCCCGGCGGGGCGGACCATTCGAAAATCCCGAGGGCGTCATCTTCCGCCGGCGGGTTGTCTTCCAGTTCAGCCGGCAGGGCATCCACCAGGTCCGGGGTTAGGCCGTCCGAGTTGATTCCGTCCGGGTCCCCAAGGGCGGCGTGGGCCATTTTCCGCAAGTACCGCAAGACAATGGATGACGCGTCCCCGGCGTTGGACAGGGCCAGGATAATGGCCATGGCCCGGGCCATGGTGGTTTTGGTAATCGCGCCCCAGGCATCCCAAGACTGATGTTCGCGCAACTCGTCCAAAAGGATTAGGTCCCCGGAAAGGCCACGGCCACCGCGCCGGCTGGCCGTCTGGACTTTGTACCGTTCGCCGGTGGTCAGGTCCAACGATTTTTTGCCGTTGGTCTGGTTTACCTTTTTGATTTCCGCGGCCAGTTCTTCGCATTCTTCCGCGATTTCCACCGCGCCGGCCCAAACCTCCTCGGCAATGTCCAGGTTTTGGGCGGTGCCGATGACCAGCCGGGCGGCGCGGACATACATAAAGAACAGGGCCAGGACTTGGGCAAGGGTGGACTTTCCGTTCTGCCGGGCCACCAGCAAAACCACGGTCCGGAACCGGAAAGACCCGTCCGGCATAAGTTCCAAAGCGTGGATAAGGAACCACTTTTGCCACGGGAACAGGTCCAGCCCCAGCAGGTCTTCCGCAAATTCGATTGCCTTAAAGCCGGCAGACGTCCGCGGGGTCAGTTTCCGCAAAGGCGGGGTAAAGATTCGGGGGACCTCGTGGCCCAACCGGGGGCTAGGCGCGCTTCCGGCCCGCCGTCTTGCCGGCGGTGCCGCCTTGGATGCCGCGGAGTTGGGCAAGTTTGCCACCCCCCGCGTCCTTTTTTTCTTCCAAACGGTTGCGCCCGGCTGGTGTCAGCCCCAGGGATTCGCAATATTTCAGGTAAAGACCTTGGGTGACGTTATCGAATTTGCCGTCTATGACCGGGAATTCCACGTCATCCAGCCGTTGGGCCATTTGCAGCAGGACCACCACGGCCCCCTCGTCCAACGGCCCGATGACCCCCGCGGCCTTGCCGGCTTGGATAGCGTCCGCGGTGGTCTTCCAAATTTCCCCCATCAGAAAACCACCCCCGTTTGTGTAATCCGCCGGCGTTACAGAAACGCCGGCCCGTTTGTATAACTGGACCGTCAATAACCTTTAGACGATAATCACGCGCGCGCGCGTCCCCGGGTAAAGCCTCGGGGGGGGATAGATCACTGCCGGCAAAGGGGCCTTGGGCCCCCAGGTGCAGCGATTTTGACCCCCTTACCCCCCGCCACTGACATTTGGGCGGCGCGGGGGTCCCCTACCATTCCCGGGACAGCAAACCGAGCCCTAAAGGCGGTGGTTTGTTGCCCCTTTGCTTGTTACATCGGGAATGGGCGGCGGCGAGGTTGTCCGGGTCTTCCCGTAGTTCAGGATGGGTTGACCAAGGCTTGACGTGGTCCACGCTGAACGCCATGTCATCGTCCGGCGGCAAGGTGTAGTCAATGGCCAGGCCGCAAAGCCAACATGGATTCTTGCGGGCCTTGAGGTCACGGGCTAATCGCTTGGCGCGTTGGGTCCGCCTTGCGGTTGGCGCGCCGGCATGGGTGGCCATGGACTACCCCCCTCGGTGTACCCCCCCGGGTGGGTTGCACCCACCCCCCTGCCCCGGCATAGACCGGACAATGGGGTGGCAG